TGCCGCCGTATCATGCGGTTAATATTCTCGTTCGTGCCGCGCTCACAAGAGCTATACGCATGGCAGTAATAGACCGTCGTCCGCTTTGCATCCTTGCGGCGGGCGCTCCGCTCGATGCCGTCAGCATCCGCGAACTCGGAGCCGTTGTCTACGGTTATCGTTTTGAAAATCTCATAGAACGCCGCGCCGTAAATACGCTCGAGGCGGTCTAAAGCCGCGACGACCGTTTCGGCGCGCCCGTCCTTAATGCGGATAATGATTTCCCGCCGTGTGACGCGCTCGGAGAGGACGAGGAGGCGAGCTTTTGTCCGCTTCTTTCCGACGACGGTATCCATTTCCCAATGTCCCGGCTCTTGCCGCTCGTTGATATAATCCGGCCTCTGCTCGATGCTCGTCCCGCTCGATGCGCGAGACTGCTTTTTCCGTATGGTCTTGTGCTTCTTCTTGCGGTCGCCCTTTTCCGGGAGGTCTTGATTTGTGAGCGTGAGGAAAACGCCGTCCTCGACGTACTTATAAATCGTCGCACGGCAAAAGGTTATTCCGAAGTGCTTATATTTTTCCTGCTTGAGTAGAGCGCACACCGCCGCCGGGGAGTAATCCTCGTTCCCGATTTTTTCCTCGATGAACTGCGCGGCGGCGTGGTTTTTCCCAATCTTGAGCGGAGCTCCTTTCGCGGAGAGTCCCTCTTGATACCTCGCCTCAGCTATTTCCGGGCTATACCGCTCCTCTGTCGTGTAATCGGAGTTTAGATGCTCATACGTCCCGCGCTTGAGCTCGCGGTAAACGGTGCTGATATGTACGCCCAATTCCTCGGCGATTTCCTTTTTCGAGTGTCCATGCTTGAGCATCGTCTCGAGCTTGATACGGCTCGTCCAATTCAGTTGTTTATACGACCGCTTTCCCATATTGCGCCCTCCTCAAGATATAGAAAAAGGGCGGGAAAACCCCGCCCTCTCGTTACTGCGATAGGAAATCCTCTATCGCCTTTTTGATAATTTGTGCTTGCGGTATGCCCTCGGCGGCGCATTTCTCTTTGAAAGCCGCCGCGAGCTCTTTCGGGACTCGAGCCGAAATATTGTCGTAAACCTTTTCGTTGTATCGCGTCTTTACCGCCGTCGAGGTCTTAGTCTTTCTTTTTGCCTCTGCCATTCTGCCGCCTCCTTTTGGCGCTGATGAAAATAGAGATTGCAGATAAGGTGATGCTTACCCCGCACAAGATATAAACTATCATTTCGCGCCTCCTTAATTGTACTTTTTCGCGTTCGTAACGTCTCTTACTTTTACCCTTTCCTCGTGCCATCCGTCGGACGGTGTTTTATTGAACTCCTCCACCGCCGCCGCTCGAGCCTCCTCTTTACAGGTCGCGCCGAGCACGAGAAACGTTCGTACTCCCCATTCTCCTATTGCCACCGTAAATTTTTTCCCTTTGTCTTGTTTTGCGTTGGCTATCGCAACGGCGACGGCGGCTTTTGCACTTTCACTATTTTTCCATGTTGAAAACTCGAATACTCTAATCATGGTCGTTTGACATTGAGCGCATTTCGTGTTATCCTTGGAGTGCAAGGGGGATTTCTCCCCCTGCCCTTTACTCGGTGAGCTTTTCTATCAGCAGTAGAATAGCAATCACGAGATTTAGGATTGCGGTAACAAGGTTTAAGTAGCTGTCCGGCTCTGCCTTGTTGCCGCGTTTCTTTTTTCGCTTGCTCAATGCGTTTACCTCCTTTCTGTCTATTATAATATCATACTGCTTGCAGTATGTCAAGCGTTATTTAGAAAAAAGTGCAAAAAATATCCCCGGCACGGAGCCGGGGATTTACTCTATTCCGAGGAGCCAAAGGGCGGACACGCCGAGGACGCGGGCAAAGACGGGTATCTCATAATCGGGGATAAACCGCGTTCCGATTTCGATACGGCTTATCGAGTCCCGCTCCATTGTTACGCCCTCGACCTGCACCCGCGCCGCGAGGTCGCTTTGTGAGAGCCGGAGCTTTAGCCGTGCCTCGCGGATGCGCTCGCCGCTTATATTCTTCTTTCCCTCAAAATCATATATCCGCAAGCTCTCGCCTCCCGTGTGTTAATGTTCTGCATTTTTCTTGACTTTAGCACATACGCAACGCATAATTGTGTTAAAGGTCAGCAGACCGAAAAAATAGGAGGGAGTTACTCATACCATGAAAAAGCATATTGTTACTTGCGTGAAGTGCGGGAGGCAGTTCGACGCGAACGAGGGAGGCGCTTATTATCCCGAGTCCCGCCGCTATGTCTGCAAGCGTTGTGTAGATAAACAGAAGTCCGAGCAGGCGGATAGAGAAAAAGCTCGCAAGGCGGAGGAGCGCAAGGCAGAGGCAGACGAGCGCGAGCGCGTTACAGGTATGCGGCAGTCAAAGGCCGCTATGCTCGTAAAGATTGTCGTCGGTGTTCTGTTCCTGTTCGCCGCCGTCTCGCTCGCCGTACAAGGGAATATCTCCTCTTTCGTGTGCGGGCTCGTTATCGGCGGCGCGCTGGTCGCATGGGGGCTCGTGCCGTATCTGAAAGCGAAAAGCGGGAGGCGGTGAGCTATGTTTGTCAGCTTCTCGAAGCGCCTAAAGTCAATGAGCGGTTTCCGGCTCGGAGTCGGCCTCCGGCTTACTCGGCGTAATTGTTGGTACTTCCTATTCGTTTTGGTGCTCGTCGGCTGTTTCTATTTCTGTTGGTATTCCGTGTTGGCTTGCGGGTGGATGCTCTACGGTCTGCTCTACGGCTGTTATCTCATGTTCAAGTATGCGGCAATAGGAGTGAAAAAGCTATACGCGCTCATTAAACGCACAATAACGCACGCAACGCATTAAAACGCACGCAAAAAGAAAAGCGGGCGAGGCCATAGAGCCCCGCCCGCTTTTTCTGCACGATTATACGTCGGAAAGATTGCCGAGAGCGCCCGCCGCCTCGAGTGCGCGGTAGATGATGCAAGCGACGGCCTCGCGGGTAATCGGCTGTTGCCAGCCGAAATTACCGGCTCCGTCGCCGTTGAAAATGCCCTTGCGCTTGCAGTATTCCGCCGCCTCTTTCGCCCATTCGGAGGGCGTGTCGCCGGTATCGGCGCAAGAGGTCAGTTGCTTTCTTGCCTCGTTAATGTCCATGTCGAAATCCTCCTTGTTGTCCGTTTTGGTGTTGTACGCCGGGAGTCCGAAGCCCCGGAGATACTTTCCGTTTACCTCGAGCGTCCGCTCCTTGACGCTGTTCGAGAAATTGCCCTCAATGACCTTGAGAACGCGCCCGCTCACGCTGGATACAATGCCCACATGGTCGGCGGCTCCCCGGTCGTCGCCGGAGCCGGAGTCCTGCCAGTCGTAGAAAACCACGTCGCCGGGCTGTGGCGTGACGCTCTCGTCCTCCTCCCAGCGGCTCACCGCATGAGAGCGATAGAGGGAAATCATAGCCTCGCACCCGCACTCGAGCGGCATAATGTCCGAGAGGCCGCATTTGATAGCGACGGCGGAGACGAACGTCGCGCACCATGCGTCCGTGTACTTGACGGCGTATCCCCGGGCGAGCGGCTTGTGTGCGTTGTAAAGGTCGATAATTTCCCGGTGAGAGCCGTCCCGCTCGTTCTTCCCGAGCCACGCCCTCGCCGTCGAGACGACGAGCTCGCGTACCTGTTGCTCCGTCACGGTTTAGCCCTCCTTTGTGGTCTTGTCTACCGCGTCGCTGATTTTCTGCGTCTGCGTTCCGAAATAGAACGCGATAACGACCGTGTAGACCGTCATAAACTCTTGGCTCGTCTGCCCGGTAATGGCGAGGTACGCGAATACCCCGGAGAGCAAGAGCGTGACGAGGCTCTTTACACTCAAGAGAGCGCCGAGCCGCTTTACGATGATTTCTTTCATTTTGCTACCTCCTTTAGCAATCTCGTTTTGTTGCCGTGTCGTATGTAATTCCGCCGGTCGTGTTCTCGGCCTTGCTCTTATTGAGCGAGAACGAGAGCACGGTAGCGGTCGCGGCCTGTAAAAAGGCGATAAGGGCGGTCAAATATGGGAGCGAGCCGGTGTAGTTGTTGGCTACGGAAATCCGGCAGAGGTCGAGCGTCGTCATGGTCGATTTGTAGTCGATATAGAGGACGGCATAAACGAGGAGCTTTGAAAAGGAGAGATACCCCTTTGCAAAGCTCCATACCTCGAGCGCCCATTTTTTGAACTTCCGCCGCCGCGCCGCGCCTTTGCGGGCGGACATTATCCGTCCTCCCGCACCTCGCGCCCCTCGAGCCTGTCGATACGATGATGCGCCGACTTTGCCGAGCTCTCCACCGCCGACATACGCTCCGCCATGCTGATATAGCGCGCGTCCTGTGCGTCCTGCTTGCGCTCGATACGGTCGATGCCGCCTTTAATGTACCCGATTTCGGTCAACATTGTTCCGGCCTCTTTGCCCTCGCTCTCGCTGTCCTTTTTCGAGTTCCTATGAAAAGCGGCATAGCTTAACACGCCGCCGAGGATAGTCCCGAGGACTCCTATAATCGCTCCTATATAGTCCATTCTTAACCTCCGTTATAATTCGTAATAATCGAGTTTAACTGTCTGCTTTCCCGGCAATACGGGACACCCCCGAACGTGGTAAATCTCCCCGTTAACGATAACGCCCTCGCCCTCTGCCTCCGTGCATACGACATAGAGGCCGGGAGCGTCAAGCCTCACCCACAAGAGGGACTCCCGCCGCGCTATGATTTTGCCGTCGAGCTCGACCGTGTAGACCGCCGCGCTCATTCGGCGACCTTTTTCCAGCCGTCTGGATACGCCTCTGGAGTCCATACGTTGTTATCGAGCAAGGACTCGTAAAGCACGTCGCCCCAATAACCGCGCTCACCCTTGGAGAACGCGAGCCCCGCCGTAATGGTCGCCGGGATAATCCTCGCGCCGTTTTTATAGAGCACGTCCTCCCACAAGCTCGGCGCGGCCTCCGGCGTGTTTTCCGCCGTGTCCCACAAGTCCACCGCCGCCCGCTTGAGCGCACCTTTCCAGTTGATACGAGTCCCGGACTTGACGAGCGCCCCGCCGCCGGTGAGCGCCGGATAAAGCTCGACGGCTGTCGAGCCGTCCTTATCGTCGAGCCCGGCTCCCGCCGCCTTTTCAATCATAGCGCGGAGCTCCCGCGCCCTCTGTACGGTAATCATTCCGCCGCACCCCCTAACAGAATATCGAGAACTTTATCATTCTCGGCAAGCATGAGCGTACCGCTCACATTTTCCACGGAGCCGACCGGCTCGATACCGAGGAGCCCGCCGTCGGCGAAAGCGTAAACGAAGTCCTCGAGATATGTCGTCGTCTCGCCCGTCTCCTCGTCCTTGCGGTCGATTGCCGTCTTGATGCAAAAGCCCTCGGCCTCCGCCTCGTCGCACGGGACATAGCACCCGTTTTCGTGTAGGCGGACATAGACAACGGTATCGGAGTAGCCGACGACCTTTCCGCCGCTTTTGATAGCATACATACGTTATCCCTCCATTTTCGGCAGCTCTCCGAGCCGCTTTTTATAAAACTCCTCGAGTTCCTGCGTGTTCATCGTGCGGAGGAGGTTTTTCCAATACAGATTTTCCGCTCCCGCCCATTTCTCCGGGTCGAAGTCCGACGCGCCCTCGTGCTTGCCGTAATAGTGATAGAGGCCGTCGAGCATCTTTTGACGATACGCGCCCTCCGGCGTGTTTGGCCTAAAATGCTCCCATCCGTTTTCAGACGTTGCGGCGCAAATCTTCCGCCCGTCAGCGGCAAAGAGAAAGCCGTCCCGCTCCGTTACGGTCGTCCCGTATCGGAGGTTAAAGGCTCCGCCGATGCCCTCGGCCTTAAAGCGCCGATAAACGACATATTCCATAGCTTACCCTCCCTTGAATAATTCACGATAGAGCCGCTCGACGCTCTGCTCCATGTGGTACGAGTGAAATCTTTTCATGTGTCCCCGCCATGATACGAGGGACGTTTCCACGTCCGCCGCCGTCATTCTGCCGGAGTCCACCCAACGCCGGAAAATGCGTAGCTTTGCCCTCATGTGCCGGATACCCTTGTACGTTGCCCGGCGGACGACTTTCCCGTTTGCGCCATATCGAAAGCGCACCTTGACGAATGTAAAGCCGCGCGTGAGCTTGATAATCTGCGTCTTTTTCGGATTGAGGCGGATACCGTGCTCGGCGCATAGCCGCCGGAGCTCCCGGAGGCAAATCTCGAGCTTTTCCTTTGACTCGCTGATGATACACCCGTCGTCCATATAGCGAGCGTAATACTTCATGCCGAGCACGTCCTTGATATAGTGGTCTATCCTGTTCGGCAGGGCGAGCGCGGCAATCTGTGAGACTTGGCTCCCGAGGCCGAGCCCCACGTCTCCGAAGTTCTGAATAAAATATTTCGAGAGCGCGACGAGGCGGTCGTCGATGCCGCTCCGCTCGAACTCTCGAAAAACGGGCTCATGCTGTGCCGTATCGAAATACTTTGAAAAATCGAATACGAGGACGTAGCCCTCCCGCCCGTGTTTTCTGTAATGCTCCGCGAGAAAGTGCGTCACCCGGGATACGGCGAAATCGTACCCTTTGCCGCGCAAGCTCGCTCCGTTGTCGTAAATGAATGACCGGGAGAGCATCGGCACGAGGCAATAGTCACACAAGCACCGTTGCACGACTCTTTCGGAGATATGGACGCTCCGAATATGCCTCGGCTTTCCCCGCTCCACAATATCGAACTCGTAAAAGCCCTTGGAGCGGTATCTCCCGGCTATCAATTCCTCGTGTGTCTTTGTGACGTTGGCAAGCGAGGCGGCTTTGTATCGCTGTGTGCTCGCTTTCCACCCAACGCCACGGACGGAGGCGCGGTAGCTCTCATAGAGCCGCTCGAATGAGAAAACCGTCTCGAAATCTCCGTACTCCCGGAGCGCGGCGGCTTTCTTTTCCATCCGTGCGGCCTTGCGACGCTGATACCGTGCCTCGCGTCGTTCTGCGCTGTTCATAAAATAAAAATACCTCGTACATTTCTTTCTCGGCGTGTTGTCTAAAATGCGTAACGGCGAGCCATGAAAGCACGGAAAACACGCACTCCGCACCCATGCAAGGAGCGTCCGGCTAACCGTATCGCGGTATATGTTTGTCCGACGGCGCGAGGCCGTCAGAGAGGTTATATTCCCCTTTTATATGGGGACTGCTTTCGCTCCGTGAGGAGTTATTCGGTCTGCCCCGTGTCGATATAAAATCCGGGCGCGAAGCCGAGGGAATAGTTCGCGTTGTTGTTGTTGACTGTCCCGTCGGTGTTCACATTCACGAAATTGTTGGAGTTGCTCGCATTCGGAGAACGGAGCCACCAATTAGCGGCGATACGGAATATAACCTAATCACGCGGAGGATTAAGCTCGCGCCTTATCGCTCCGTTTGATTTTAGAGATTTGCGAGAGCTCGTCCGTAATGAGCTTTACCCACTCTTTGAGGACGTTCGGCGGTATCTTCTCATGGTTGACGGTCAGATACGCAAGGTCGAGTACGTCGAGCATAGAGTTATAATAGCCCTGTGCCGTCTCGTAATACTCTTTCCGCCGCTGGATATTCCGGCGGCGTATCTCCTCGGGAGATTTCTCGTCAACGTAAATGAGGTTTGCCGTCTTTATCATGCGATAAGCCTCTCGCGCCGCGTTGTAGAGCGGCAAGGAAAAATAAAAGGTGTAGCTTTTCGGCAGGATGCGGACGCGGTTGTATGTGAATACATAAATCTCGCGGGCGAGGTTGATATACTCCGCCGGGCTTTCGCCGCGTCTCGATTTTGGTACGGACATTTTCTTTCCTCCTCGCCGACTATGCGCCCATTGAGGGCGCAAGTCTCGATTTCCGAATTATACGCAAAAGCCGGGCGCGAAGCCGAGGGAACAGTACGCGTAGTAGTTGCCGACTGTCCCGCCGGTGCCCACAATCACGAAATTGCCGGAGGTGCTCGCACGCGGAGAACGGAGCCACCAATAAGCGGCGGTATGCGTGTGCGCCCTTACCGTGTGCGTATGGTCGTAGACCTCGTGTGTATGCGCCGAAATCCTGTGCGTATGCGACGGATGCGTATGCGCACCCGACCAAATAAATGTTTCGTAGCCGTCAACGGTTTTTCCGTCGCTTGTCGTTGCGAGGCGGGCGTGTTGAGAAATACCGTGGTTATGCACGGCCTGTCCGTTCGTCTCGCTCGGGAGCACGTTCGAGGACTCGAGCGCCGTTCCGCCGGAGGTCTGCCCGCCGCCGGAGGAGGTCGTAGAGCCGCCGCCGGAGCTTGTTGTCTGTCCACCGCCGGAGCTCGTCGTCTGTCCGCCGCCGGAGGAGGTCGTCTGTCCACCGCCGCCGCCGATAGCTTTCTCATACGCCCGGAACGCCTCGAACTCGATATTGAGGAGCATTTTGTTAATGCGTACCACCGAGTCGGAGATATATAGTTGCAGTTTCGCCGGATGCGTTGCGTCGGCGTTATCCGAGAAATTATAGATTTGTTGGTTGGTCGCGCCCTGTGCGTATGTCTCGGAAATGAGGGCTCGGCTCTGCAAGTCGGAAATACTGCCCGCTATATCCTGCGTCTTGTTGGCAATCGTTACCGTGACGTTTCCCGGGTCGCCCTCTGCATCCGCTTTCTCGACGCGGACGATGCGGGTACGGAGGTTAATTCCGTCGGCCTCGTCCACGACGCGGACGACCTCGCCCGGGCGGAACTTTGAGAACTTGTCGCCGGTCAGCCGGTGGAGGTCGATAGCGCCGATTTCATAGCTCACATACGGCTCCTTGAGCCCGGCGAGTATCTGCTCGGCGTATGCCTTGAGGTTTTCCGCCACTTGATACCGCGAGTCTACGAGGATAGTCGAACACAAGCCGTATCGCTCGATGCTTAAAGCGTCCTCGACGTACGGAACGCCGCCGTTCGCCGACTCTATCGTCAGTTGGTTTACACCCTCGCCGTATCCGAGCGCATAGACGCGGTTTGCGATACTGGTCGCGTCCGTCGTCTTTTTGATGTTCGTCATATTCTTTGCGTATCGGATTTCGCTTTTGAGCGCCTCCGTCGGCACGGTGAGCGAGAGCGTCCACGGATAGACGGTCGTATCCCACGACCAAAGGTATTCACTATCGAAGCACTCCGGCACGGCAAAGAGCGCCGCGAGGAGCGTCGAGTTTTCCCAATTATATTCAAAATAGCGTTTGAAATCGCAAGCCCCGAGTTTCCAGTTTTGCCGGGTCTGCCGGGCGAGAATGTAATTGAGAACGTCGGCAGTCTTTACGCCGGAGCCGCCGCATTGATGATACTGAAAGAGAACGTCGGAGAGGAGCGTAGCGAGGACGTGCTCGCAATCATAATAGCGAGTCGCGCCGTTGCTCCGCTCCATATCCTCCCCGATGATGCGGAAAAGGTCGATACGCTCGTCTCCGTCGAAAATCTCGACGAAGTTCAGCGGCGTACAATAGGCGTTTTTCGGGTCGTCCGCCGGGAGCGTAAAGGTCGCCGTCCATAGGGAATTACCATCAAAGTGACTGGAGGAACTGCTATGGCAGAAAAAACGCGCAACCTCTGCGCGGAAATTCCTTTGGAGCTGCATACCAAAGTACGGCAGCGACAGGCGGAATCCGGCGAGACCCTAAGCCGGTACATGACCGCGCTCATCACAAAATTTTATGAAATGGAGGAACGGCAGACGATGGAGAAGGAAGTAACAAGACCTGTCTGTGTGCAGGTGCCGGTAGAATTGTTCGAGCAGTTCAAGACGTATCTGAAACAGCACGGGATGACGCAGAAGGACTTTGTCATCCGCTGCATCCAGCAGGCGCTGGCGGAGGACGCCGGCGCTGGTGAAGAATAAGAAATACATCGCGCGAACCGCTGCTGAGATTCTCGGCAGCGGTTTTGCTTTGGAGGAACAAAATGTTTATTTACCCCGAAAACTTGAAAGCCAAGCCCATGCTGTGGCTCTGGCTGCTGCGGGACATCGGCGTCATCGGCATCGGCGCTCTGCTCTCTGTGCTGGCGCTGACGCAGGGGCTTGGCATGGGCTTGCTGGTGGTCACGGCGCTGTATGCCTTCCTCACCATTCAGGTGGATGGCTCCAGCATTCTGGATTTCCTGCGCCGTGCCGCCCGCTTTCTCTTTCTATGCCAACAATATTACGAATGGAGGCAGGATCTATGAATCGGAAACAGAAAAAGGAACTGCGCCAGCGGCAGTCGACCCGGCAGCTCATGGGCATCGTCCGTGTGACGCCCCACGGCATCGTGACAGATTCCGGAGAGCGGGTCTTCTTCCTGATCCAGCCGGACAATCTCTCCGTCCTGTCCCCGGAGGTCATCCGGGGCCGCGTCCGCTCCCTGACCATGCTTCTCAGCACCCAGCCCTCGCTGGAAATTCTGGCGCTGGACTCCCGCGAATCCTTCCAGCGGAACAAGGAGTATTACCTGCGGCGACTGGAGGAGGAAACGGAGCCTGCCGTGCGGGAGCTGCTGGAGCGGGACATGGCCCATTTGGACGCCATTCAATTCTCCTCTGCCTCCTCCCGCAAATTTGTGCTGGTGCTCCCACTGGATGAAAAAGCCGGTGCGGACGAAAGCGCGCTGCGGCAGTTGGAGAAAGCCATCTGCGACCACGGGCTCCGTGTGCGTCTGGCGGAGGAGCAGGATGTGAAGCGCCTGCTGGCGATCTACTACCGGCAGGATCTCACCACGGAGGTATTCCGTGATTTCGATGGAGAGGAGTATGTACATGGCTAAGAAGAAAGCAAAGAAGAAAAAGAAAGCGCCAGAGCAGATCCAGCGCCCCAAAGATTTTCTGGACATGATCGCGCCGGCGGCGGTGAAGTTCAACACAGACCACTTCATCCTTGGCAGCCGCTATCACACGGCGATGGCGCTGAAAAGCTACCCGCCCATGACGGATGAGCTGGCGCTGCTACGGGGCCTTGGCGATATGGGCGGCGTCAACCTGCGTCTGACGGCGCGGCAGGTCACGCCCGCCGAGGAGGATGCCATCCTCCATGCCGCCACCAACAAAAGCCGCATGGAGCGGAGCAACACCAACGATTACAAGCAAAGCGTCACGGCGGAGGCCAACCTGCGGGATATGGCGGAGCTGCTGGCAAAGCAGCGGCAGGAAAAGGAGCCGCTCATCCACTGCGGCGTGTATCTGGACATTGCCGCGGCAGACACGGAAAAGCTGCGCACGGCGCGGGACACGGTATCCGCCCAACTGGTGCGCTCCCGCATGGGCGCCGATCCGCTGCTCCTGCGCCAGCGGGAGGGCTTTCTTTCCGCCAACCCCGCGGGCGGCAGCCAGCTCGCCAATTTTGCGGAACGTGTTCTGCCCGCCAGAAGCGTTGCCAATTTATATCCCATGAACTATTCCGGCAAAACTGATCCCAGGGGCTTCTTCATTGGCCGGGACAGGTTTGGCTCCAACATCATCGTGGACTTCGACCGCCGTGCCCCTGACAAGACCAACGCCAGCGCCCTCATCCTCGGCAACACTGGGCAGGGCAAAAGTTATCTTCTGAAGCTCCTGCTCTGCAATGTGCGGGAGGCGGGCAAAAGCGTGATCTCTCTGGACTCCGAGCACGAGATGGAGGACGAGTGCCGCGCCCTGGACGGCTGCTTTTTGGACTACTTAAGCGGGCAGTACCGCATCAACCTGCTGGAGCCTCGCTGCTGGGATGATGGCAGCGGGCCGGAAGACCCGGACGCGCCGGACGCTTTCCGGGGGACGCTGCTCTCCCAGCACATCTCTTTCCTGCGGGATGTGTTCCGCGTCTACAAGGGCTTTGACACACCCCACATCGACACGTTGGAGCTGATGGTACCTCACCAAAGAGGGTATCCGGGAAATGAAATCCGTCTTCGCCAGACGGATCTACCACGCGGATCGGATGCACATCTACCAGCAAAAGGATACCGCGCGGCAGGAGTTGCAGGCACAGACCCGCAAGGCAATGGTGGAGTGCATCGCACAGCTGGAGCATGGCACGTCGGATAACCCGCGTCTGGAGCAGCTCACCGAGGAGTTAGCAGAGCGTCTGCTGACGATCAAGGGCCGAAAGGTCTACGGCTACCTGCCGCCAAGGGTCAAGGCCATCGTGGACGCCATCGTGGAGGAGCTGGCGAAGGACGAGCGGGTGTCCGCCGCCTATGAAACGTGGCAGACGCTTTACGAGCAAGTGTGTCTGGACTACGATCAGCGGCCGCCCAAGCGTCTGCCGCTCTCCCAGCAAAAGGAGTTCCGGAGCGTCCGTAACATGGTCATTCAGGAAACACTGCAATGGATAGCAGAGCGGCAGCAGTACGCGGATGCGCAGAAATCATCTGCCATGCTGACGGAATCCATTTCGCCCGAGAATTCTGCGCCGACCACGAGAGCCAAAGTGGAATTCACAGCATCAGCCGTTCCCGCACAGCCCCAAGCCCAAAATACACCAGCACCTTCCACGGAAGATACCGGCTCCTCTGACGCTGCTACCTCCAAAGACGCCGCGCCGCCTGTGGGCGAAATGACTCCGACGCACTCACAGCCATCCGGTCAAGCAGGGCAAACCGCACTGGCAGGAGCAGATTATCGTGCCCCCACGGTGGGCGAAACCGTTGTGCGGATGCTGCATCACATGAGCAGAATTTTTGAGGACAACAGCAAGATCGACCAGATCCACCGCGGCTTGCAGATCGACCGCAAGCGCCGACAGGAATTGCAGCGCAAGCGGCTGGCAATGGGACACAAGCCGGACGATCACGAGGAGCAGACATTCAGATAAAAAAAGCTGCCGCAATTTGAATTGCGGCAGCTTTTTTTGAAGTCAGATTTGTGTTTGCGTCGGAACGAATTCCAGCTTGAGCGCCATTCCCATGCCTGCGGCAAGACGCTTGAGCGTCCGCAGAGAGGGATTGGCCGTTCCGCTTTCCAGCCTGCTGATGTCAGCCTGTGTAATGCCGGTAATGTCGGAAAGCTGCTTTTGCGTCATGCCATTTTCCTCACGGCCTTCAACAATGGCGCGCATGATCTGACGTTCCGGTTCCTGCGCATCCCACTCCGCACGGAACGCAGGGTCCTGCATTCTTTCGTTCAAAGTCTCACGAAAATTCTTCCCCATAAATCATGCCTCCTTTTTTTGATTAAAGTCTGCGCGATACCGCTTGGCACGTTCTATCTCGCGCGGCGGGGTTTTCATCGTCTTTTTTACAAAGCCATTGGTGAGGATTACTCTGCGTCCCACCACGAAAAAGTAAAGCACCCTGCTGATATCCGTACCTTGCTTTGCACGCACTTCAAAAATTCCGTCATCCAGCACCTTTGAATATGGCTCGCGTAAGGCGGGGCCTTTGCTTTCGAGCAATTCCAATGCAGCGAATATTTTTGCCTGCATTTTATTATCCTGCGAGAGAATGAATTCTTCAGCAGGTCTGCTGCCATCATCCTTCTCGTAGTATTCCACAGTGTAGTCCATACATTCACCACGCTTTCTCCGCAACTCATTATATGTGATAAAACACATATTGTCAACAGAAAGAGCAATGACCTGAAAGGAAACATCATGAGCCAATTTATCTATTTCACGCCGGAGGAAAAAGCACGTGCGCAGAACACGGATCTCGTGTCGCTGCTGCGCGCCCAGGGGGAGCGACCCGTGCGCTCTGGCCGGGAGTTCCGTCCCCCCAACGATCCCAGCATCACCGTGCGGGGCAACAAATGGTTTGATCACTCCGCGCGCGTCGGCGGTTACGCCGTCAGCTTCGTCCAGCGCTATTACCGCCTCCCTTATCAGGAGGCGGTTTTGCTTTTGCTGGGCAGGAAAAATAACAAATCGTATGAGCAGGCAAAGCCAGCAAAGGAGGCTCCGAAGCCCTTCGCTCTGCCGGAACCTTACGGAACCATGCGACGTATGTATGCGTACCTCATGCGTCAGCGCCACATTGACCGCGAGGTTATTTCCGCCTTCGTACATGAAAAGCTGCTCTACGAGGACAAGCATCATAACTGTGTTTTCGTGGGGCTGGATGACAGCGGTGAGGCCAAGCACGCGCACATCCGCAGTACCAACAGCGAGGGACGGGTGTTCCGCATGAACATTGAGGGCAGCGCAAGTGAGCACTGCTTCCACAAAAACGGGACCGACAAGTCCCTCTATGTGTTCGAGGCTCCTATCGACCTTCTGTCCCACATTATCCTCTATCCCTACGGCTGGCAGGAGCACAGCTACGTTGCCTGCTGCGGGCTCTCCATCCAGCCGGTGCTGGAGCGGCTGCGGCAGAATCCGAAGCTGGACATGGTGTACCTGTGCCTCGACAACGATGACGCGGGCAACGATGCCTGCGACCGTATGACGGATACGCTGGAGGACATGGGCTTGGATGTGGAGCGGCTCTGCCCGGTGCGCAAGGATTGGAATGACGATCTCTGCGCTAAATTCGAGAGGAAGGAGAAAGACACATGAACGAAAACATATGGCCCCTGATTTTGCTTGGCGGCGGACTGCTGGCATTCTTGCTCGTAGTGTCCTTCCTCTCCAAGAATTATTCTCTCAACAATTTCAAGAGCAAAACCGTTGGCGACGGTCAGCACGGCACAGCCCGGTGGGCAACGCCCAGGGAGATCAGCAAAACATACCGGACGGTACCGTTCCGTCCCCGCCGCTGGCGCAAGGGAGAGGATCTGCCTACGGAGCAGGGACTCGTTCTTGGCAGCGTCGGCGGCAGAAACCATAAAAGCGAGGGAGGATTCCTGCTGAAAACCTCTCGCAAGCTGCTGGAAAAGCTGCGACGTCCTGTGGAGGGAAAGCGGAAGACGAAGAAAAAATCAAAGGCTCTCTCAAAAGTCAAAAAGATGATTGAGGAGCAGCGAGATATCCGGGCGCTGGTGGACAGCGATGACGTCCACTGTCTGATGATCGGCGCCTCCGGCGTGGGCAAGACGGAATTTTTCCTATATCCGAATCTCGAATACGCCAGCGCCAGCGGCATGAGCTATCTGGCGCTGGACACCAAGGGAGACTTGGCGCGCAACTACGGTGCCATCGCCTCCCGGTATTACGGCTACAAGGTATCTGTCATCGACCTGCGCAACCCAACCCGCTCAGACGGTTTCAATTTCCTGACGCTGATGAATCACTACATGGATATTGCGCGCAAGCATCCGGAGAACCTCGCTGCCCGAGCGCGCGCAGAGAAATACGCCAAGATCCTCGCCAAGACCATTATCAACCCGGACGGCGACGCTGCCCAGTATGGTGAGAATGCTTTCTTCTACGACAGCGCTGAAGGTTTGCTGACTGCCATTGTGCTTCTGCTGGCGGAGTTCGCACCACCAAAGGATGGGGAGCCGGAGAAGCGGCACATCGTTTCAGCCTTCAAGCTGGTGCAGGATTTGCTGGCGGTGCCGAAGTCAAGAGGCAAGAATGGCTTTCAGCTGCTCATGGATGAACTGCCACCGGAGCATAAGGCCCGGTGGCTGGCAGGCGCCGCCCTCACCAGTGCGGATCAATCTATGGCTTCGGTCATGTCCACCGTCATGTCCCGCCTCAACGCCTTTCTGGATACGGAGCTGGAACAGGTCATCTGCTATGACAGCCCCATCAATGCCGAAATGTTTGCCTCGGAGAAGTGCGCCATCTTTCTGATTTTGCCGGAAGAAGATCCGGCAAAGAATTTCATCGCGGCGCTCATGATCCAAAATCTGTCCCGCGAATTGTTCTCCGTGGCGGATGAAACCGGCGGCAGACTCAAAAACCGCGTGGTGCTGTTTTGTGATGAGCTGGGAACCATGCCGCCCTTTGACATCCTGCCCCTATTCAGCGCAGGGCGCTCCCGCAGACTGACGCTGGTGCCCATTATCCAAAGCCTCGCCCAACTGGAAAAGAACTATGGTAAAGAAGGCGCGGAAATCATATGTGACAACTGCCAGGACACCATCTTCGGCGGTTTTGCACCGCAGAGCAAGACAGCGGAAGCTCTCTCCTCGGCGCTGGGCAGCCGGACGGTGCTATCCGGCTCTGTCAGCCAGGGCAAGGAGAGCAGCCAGTCCTTGCAGATGATGGAGCGTGCGCTCATGACGCCGGATGAATTGAAATCCATCCCCAAGGGAGAGTTTGTGGTGATGAAAACGGGAACGCATCCCATGCGCACCAAACTGCGCCTCTTTCTGGATTGGGGCATCACCTTTGATCCGGACGGCTATCGGATGCCGGAGCGGGCAGCCCGAAAGATCTCCTACGTAGACCAGGGCGAACTCGTCCGCAGCATCCATCGGAGCTGCACAAAGAATCCCTATAACATGGAGGGAAGCAGATGAGTCAATTCAACTTTATTTACGCCGAGGAGCATCTGAGCCACCGGGAGAAGGCGGTCTATATCTATCTTCGGGACCGGGCAAACGTTTCCGGTGTCTGCTGGCCGGGGATCAAAACCATTGCCCGAGAATTGGGACTTTCGCCGCGGACAGTCCAGCGGGCTCTGGCAGATCTGGAGCGCAGGCAGCTCATCGAGAAGCGGAACCGCCGCCGCTCCAACGGCAGCCTCACCAGCAATTTATACCGGCTGACAAAGCATAAAACGTCACAGCCTCCCGCCAAGGGGGGCTGTGACGTTTTCCCTTTCAAAATTCTGTCCATAGGATAGCGTCACCATGGCGCATCCAGAAGAGCCTACTCTACCGGAGGATACAGGACAGAGAAAGAACAAGAATATGGAGGAACTTATGAAGATGATCGTTAGAAGAACAGCGTTGGCTGTCTGCACCCTTGTCCTGGCAGTGACCCTGTCCACAGCTGCTTCCGCTGCCTGCACAGGCTTTGATGACGTATCGGAGTCTGCGGACTGCTATGAAAGCGTGATATATCTGGCAAAATGTGAGATCGCTGCCGGAACGGGAAATGACTGCTTCTCGCCGGAACAGCTCATCACTGTGGAGCAGTGGGCTGTCATGCTCTGCCGCGCCTATGGTGCGGAAACTATCGGTGACAGCTGGCAGGATGTAGGTCGAAGCAGCGTCGTGGAAGCCTACCGGCAGGGCTGGCTGAACGAAACCGCACTCTCCGCTCCCAATATCCAGCTATGCCGGGGAGCGCTGCTCAAAAGCGCCTTTGCCGCAGCCAAGATCCCCGTCTACGACAGCGTACTCTATGCGGGCGGCGTGTCGCTGCCCAATCATGAAAACTGCATCCGCATTGGGAAAGAGCTTCAGCTCTGCGACGAGGAGGATGATGCAAACGAGATCGTCACCCGCAGGGACGCTGCTATGCTCCTTCACGCCATTCTGACCCGCGCCTTCACCGTGGAGGCTCCGCCCGCGCCGGTGGCTCTGGTAAACACGGCAGGCGTCAACATCATCGACTACCTGCTGGCGCTGCGGCAGGTGCCGGAGCCGATGCTTGCCGCCTTCAACGCCGCTGGCTGGACATACCGTATCGACTTCGACTATGCAGAAATTGCGGCTCGAACCGGTCTGACGGAAAAGAACGTCTCTGTCCGGCTTTCCCGAATCCGTAAGCAATTACAAACGCATCTTGCAGAAAGGGGTGTTTTGGCTTGTTGACATTGGCTCAGAAATTCTCCAGCGCAATGAATGGGATCGACGATGAGTTCATCGAAGAGGCGCTGACCTATGAACGGTCCAAAAAGCGCAAGCCTTCCTGCGTACTGCGAATCGTCCTCGTCGCGGCCCTCATCTCCGTGCTTTTGTTCACGTCGGCGCTGGCGTTCTCGCCATCGCTTCGTGAGAACACGCTGAATGTCCTGGTTGAAATCTTCTCCGACCACGCCACGTTCTGTGTCGAAGGAGAGGAGCCAGCCGGATCCTATATCGCCGGTAAAATCGACTACTCGGCGCTGGAAGAGACCTATCGTCTTGATCCGGGAGGCTGCTACCGGGCCGATTTTGCCAGTGGCGCCACATTTTTCGGCAACAACGGTGAGATCATTTCAATCACCGTCGTGGCCATTAGAGACGGCTTAGTAGGAGGCTTTGAAATTGCTGACGATGCAGAGTCAAAGTCCATCACGCTTTACGGTAAGGATGCTACGCTTTACTGGGGTGAGGACCAGGAATGCGCGGGAGAAACCGGTACAGAGGCCTACATCTTTCAGATTGATGAAGAAAACGGTTGGCTCATCAACTTTCGGAGCTTTAAGCTCTCGCCGGACGAGCTTGTCTCCGTTGCAGAACAGGTCAAAATCTCATAGTCCGCTTACATTGCGTGCAATGAGCAAATCCTTACACTCAATGTTATCGATGCAATGAGTTATCAGGAATGGCAGTATCAAACATCACGCGGCATATCGGCCACATTGGCGCTCGGCCCTGGCAGAGCACTGATTCTGGCTGATTTGCCGGACAGCTTTATGACCATCATTATTTTGGCGGGAAGTACCGACGGCTTGACGCGGGATCTGCTTGAAGAACTGGCTGACAGCTTCGATCTTTCAAAGCTCACTCCGATAGTGCTGCCGGAATCTCTCTACATTCCATCACCTTAATTTTTCATTTCAGAATATGCAGGAGACCTTTTATCATGCGCCAAATTTCGAGACTTTCGGTCATCGCCGTAAGTACTGCTCTCCTTATAACACTAAGTTCATGCAGCAGCACACAGAGCACGCTGGAAGCCGATGACCAGCCGTCCACTCCAATAGAAAATAGAGAAATGACAACCGATGTGCCGGAGAACAACAATGCCAGCGGCGAATCTCCGCAGGAATCTGTCACCGACGCCGCAAACTTTGAAATAACGGAAAACGAGGATGGCACAGCTACCATTAGCCGGTATATCGGGACTGAAACAGATATTGTGATTCCCTCACAGATCGGCGGAAAAACTGTTTCCGCGATTGGAAACGTCACGGGTACAACCGGAGCGTTTGAAGGCTGCACGAGCATAACCGCTGTGGTGATTCCGGATGGTGTGACGGAAATTCAGGACAACGCCTTTTACGGCTGCACTTCGTTGGAGACGGTGACGATCCCTTCCAGCGTTACACTCCTGCGCAACTGTGCTTTTTGCGACTGTCCAAACTTGCGTGCGATCTACTTCAAGGGCGATGCACCGCAGCAAGCCAATTATGTATTTGATTCCACCGAAAATGTCACCATGTATTATCAGGACGGGACCTACGGCTGGGAGAATCCCTGGCACGGACGTCCTGCGGAAGTATATATCCCCGAATAAAAAGTGCAAGGGCCATGCTCAAATCTAACATCAAGAGGACAAGCACCATGATGAAACGTCTATTTCCCACCGCGCTTGCGGTATTGCTCCTGCTGCTTGCAGGCTGTACAGCAAAGCCAGATACATCCAATCAATCAAAGCCCGCGGAGTATTATTTGACCGATACCGACCTTCCGCTGGATGATGCTGCGCGGCTTCGCGCCGCGCCGGATTTCCTGACGGCGGAACAGCAAACACTTTACAGGCAGGCGTTTGCGCTCTATAGTGCGATGTTTGACGGCGAGACGACCGGCATCGACGACGCCTTCCCCGCCGCAGACGGCCAAGCCGAGTACGACGAGTACACGCCGGACGGCTCCGACTACACCTACATCAGCTCCCACAGCCGTTGGCAGTCCTGGGCTGACTTTGACCGAGTAGTCCACGCGCTGTTCACCGATACGTTCTGGTCTACCTGCAATGACGACGGCAACGCACCAATCTACATTGAGCACGACGGTCGGCTTTTTATCCTCGACTGCGCCTACGGCGACCAATATTACAACAGCAACATTCCCGACGAATTTACTCTGACTGCACAGACGGATGATCGGATCGACTTCACGGTGACGGCGCACTACTCTTATCCCTACCCTCGTCAGGACGAAACCGAGGCCGAGCGCGACGAGCGGCTGAAAACAAGCTATGAGTACACGCGCATCTATCCGGTCACTCTGATCTATACTGACGCAGGCTGGCGTTTTGATGCCTTCACCACGCCGAATCAGGCAGATATGCAGCTCATCGGCGAGTGGGACGGTGTAGAGGAAACTGATTTCTATAACGTACGAATTTCTCTTTCCGCTGCCGAACTGCCCGTCTCCAAATAGCTTCGTACAAATTACGCCGCACCCGACTTTTTGACCGAAGAGCAGCAGGTGCTTTTCTATCACGCACTCAGCTTCTATTTTTGCTTCCGCGGTGAGGCTGGCAGTATCGATACATTTCCCCTCGCTCCGGAGCAGGAAAGCTTTGACACTTCGTACACACCAAAATACCCGGACGGTAAGGACGCCCCTTGCTAATCAAATAATCTTTCCCTCGAACGCCTGTGAAGCTAAGCGCAGCCGACCGATCTTGAAAGAGAGCCTGTCGGCATCGGCTGCAGCGAATGGCTGCCAGTCGGCACGACAGTAAAATTGAGGTATAATGTCGTGCAGCGGAAATGGGTATAAGAGGGCGGGAACATCTTGCAAGGATGTTCCCGCCTATAATTTGATCTGACCGAATATGGAAGAATTCATAAAGATTGAGATCTTTCACCAACGCGCGTTTTCACTTTCAGTGAGCAATTAGGCGCTAATATCTTCTGCATTTAGCAGTCAATACAAGCGGCATTAGCATCTGAGATAAGTGCACCCTACTTATTGTAGGCATTTTTATTTTCCTATTTTTAACTAAAAGACGTTTCAGCCGCATGCAGAGCCTCTTGATATGTTAGGCCAAAGCTTTCAGGAAAATCTTCATCCTCAAAAAAGGCTTCAAGCACAGCATCAAGTCCATGCTGCTCAACTAGATAGTCAACGACGAGCATCGCCTGATAATAGGATAGTTCATTGCCGTTCTCTTCGGTGAAGTTTCCTCCGGAAAGTTCATTCCGCCGCTCGCCACAAGAGACAACGATGGGGCGGAAATCCTCCGCTCCAGCCTCCTCCGCCGCCTCGCGGAATAATCCCAGCGCGCGGTAATATGTCAACGGATTATAGCTCTCCTGAAGCCAGTGCGTGTGATAATACTCGACCAACTGGAGTGCGATGGTCTTACTCGGACTATCCGCTATTTTGCTGTAGTCCAGCGTTAGCAGCGCGTAATAATTGTCGCCATCAAATGTCTGTCCAGTCAAGCTAGAAAGATATGTTGTCATTCCCTCCTGCGTCCATGCAGGGTCCTTTCCCATCTCGCGCTCCAGAAGAAAATGTATAGTTTCGTGCAACCAGTCCATTGGGCGGGCAACCGTCACAATGCCGCCATGCTTTTCCTGACTTTCCCCTACAGCGGTAAAACTCGTCGTCATCGGCAGCGCCCATTGTGTGCGAATGCGTTCACAAGTGGACGGTGCATATTCAGCAAGATGATCCCACAATGTTTGCATTCCCTCCGCATACTGTGACAATGCTTTCCAGACTTCCACAGGCGTTGCAAAGCTGCGCAGGGGGAGAAAGTTATACTGATGAACGCCGTGACGCATAATTAGCGGATACCGATAGTTTTCCCGATAAATCGCATCTTCGAGGAATTCCGTACCGTAGAGGTTACGGTATTCGGCTGCAACATCGATCGTACGTAGCCATTCATTGCGGTCACTCTCGGAAAACGGCGAAGCAATCACACGATCTAAACCGCCGTTTTCCAGCAAATATCCGACAAACTCCCCTGCTGTGCACTCTGCCATTTCCACAGTTTCTCTATTGGTGAAGTCGTCTATAAAATATGCCGCAAACAGAGAAAGCACAGATAGGTAGTCCTCATCTGCGTAGTACGCTTTGAAATCGGCACCCGTGCTTTCAGGATCATAAACAGCACGGGCCAGTCCGACAAGCGTGCCGTAATCATGCAAATCGTAAAGCTCTTCCAAAAGCCTCTTGCGGTAAGCGCCGCTTTGTATCTGCTGAGCAGAACAATACCACTCGTCCGCATCCGCGTAATAGCTTGCGGTCGCTGAATCCGCAATGCAGAGCAAGACATCTGCTCCACCGCAGCCAGTCCGCTGCACGGCAGTTTCCACATCGGTGTCAAACTGCTGAAGAATCTCTTTGCCAATCTCCTCGGAGTATGAGGACGCTTGTATATACAGCGTACCATATTCTGACGCAAGCTGGACGGTTTCAAACGGAAAATCTTCCTTGACTCCCTCCACAGTCTTTCCTGTACAACCTGCGGCAAAAAATATCAGGCAGATTATCTCCACAATCACAAGACAGCGTATCCGCACCGCACAAAAATCATGAATCTTTAAGCCCATCTCAACCCTCTATATCATTCATTTTACCATTTTATTATCCTCTGCAGAAAGTGTTGTAATGATATTTAGTGTACTTTTTTCCTTTGCGAAGTATCAGCAACACTTGCATTTTTACCAATATAAGCCTCTTAATTAATCTTAATTAAACAGCCATCCACTTGCTCGAATACGACTCGTTTTGGACTTACTCTCCTTAAAAGGTCAGGGAGACGCTATTCGAAACAACATTCCCATCGCATCATCAGAAGATAAAGTACCAATTGGCACTGACAGCATAAGTTCATAGTAAAGTAACCGTCAAAGCAGGCAGCGGCTGGACAGACATGGGACAATAGTGGTGGGGAGTTGTGAAACTTTCCACCACTATAATGTTCAGGGTGTGAAGTAAATGACGAGCAATGAGCTGAAACATGAAGCCAAGAAGCAGGAATGGAGCATGTCTATACAGGAATGCAGGGGCAGCGGTCTCTCTGTAAGTGAATGGTGCCGGCAGCGGGGTGTTACGACAGCCACCTATTACCGTTGGGAACGTGAACTGTTGACAGGCGTACGGAAAAACGGAGCACCGCCATCAACGGCCGTGACCTTTGCGGAGCTGCCGGAACCGAAGAAAATGTCTCGCAACGTAGCGGAACGTTGCGCCACACTGCATATTGGGAAGGCCAGTCTGGACATTTACCCCGGTTGTGACGCGGAACAGCTGAGACTGCTGGTGGAGCTCCTGTGCCTATGCTGAACGACTTCACCGGTGCAGATCAAGTCTATATTGCCTGCGGCTACACAGATCTGCGTAAAGGCATAGATGGCCTGGCGCGGCTCGTCCAACAGCAGTTTGAGTTGGATCCGTTTACCAACACATTATTTTTGTTCTGCGGACGGCGGCGGGACCGTATCAAGGGCTTGTACTGGGAAAAAGATGGCTTTATCCTGCTGTACAAGCGACTGGAACAGGGCGCGTACCAATGGCCGCGCTCAGAATCTGAGGTGAAGACTTTAACGCCGCAGCAGTACCGCTGGCTCATGGAGGGACTGCAAATCGAGCAGCCGAAAGCCCACCGACCGGTGACAGGATTGAACGCAGTCTGAGCAGGAAAAATAGCTGAAAACCATTGAAAATACTGGCTTTTTGCCGTGTTCTGTGGTATAATTTCCTTATGGAAAACAGAGAGATGCAGACAAGCAACACGGAAGAAATGGTGACCATTTCCCGTGTGGAATATGAGCATTTGCAGCAGGAAAAAGCGCGGAATGCAAAGCTGGAAGCAAAGCTTGCCGCCCGTGAACAGGAACAGGCGCAGGTCATCACCAGCCTGACGCTGCAAAATGAGTGGCTGCTGGAACAGCTGAAGCTGTCTAAAAAGAAGCTGTTTGGCCGTTCTTCAGAGCAGGCGGAGCAGATGGTCATGGACCAGTTGAGCCTGACCTACAATGAGCTGGAGGCCTATGCTTTCGGCACCAAAGCCGCCACGGAGAAGCAGATTGCTGTGAAGGCGCACGAGCGCAAACGGCAGTCCGGCAATGTGCTGGATGTCGTTCCGGAGGGTACTCCCACCGAGGTGGTGGAGCACCGCCTGCCGGAGGATGAACGGATCTGCTCTGTCTGCGGTAGCGAGATGGTAGAGATCGGCAAGGAAGTCCGCCGCAGCTTAATGATGAAGCCGGCAGAGTTCTGGGTGCGCGAGGACGTGTACTACACCTACGCCTGCAAAAACTGCGAGCAGGAGACCGGTGAAGCCAACATTGTGAAGGCGGCGAAAGAGCCTGCGCTGCTGCCCGGCAGCTTTGCCTCCGCGGAGGCAGTGGCGTATCTGGCAGCACAGAAATTCGTCATGTACTCGCCGCTGTACCGTCTGGAGCAGGAGTTTAACCGCCAGGGCTTGAGGCTATCCCGGCAGACGATGGCCAACTGGCTGCTGAACACTTCGGAGAAATGGCTGCGGCCCATCTACGATGTGCTGCGCGAGCAGCTTTGCAGGGAGTCAGTGCTGCACGCCGATGAGACAACGCTGCAGGTGCTGAAAGAACCGGGACGTTCCTCCACCAGCAAGTCCTACATGTGGCTGTACCGCACCAGCGGCTGTGCGAAACAGGCCATTGTGCTGTATGAGTACCAGCCCACCCGAAAAGCGGAGCATGCGGAGGCCTTCCTGAAAGGCTTCTCGGGCTGGCTGCACGCGGATGGGTACCAAGGCTACCACAAGCTTCCTGAGAATATCCGTGTGGTTGGGTGCTGGGCCCACGCGCGGCGAAAATTTGACGAGGCGTTACAAACGCTGCCCAAGGAGATGCAAAAGGACTCGCCGGCAGCGATTGGCGAATGCTATTGCTCCCGGCTTTTCAAGCTGGAGCAGGCGTTTGCAGAGCTGACGCCGGAGGAACGATATGAAAAGCGGCTGGAGCAGGAGAAACCTGTTTTAGACGCGTTGTTGTCATGGGCAAATGAGACGCAGGCGAAAACCGCGCCGAAATCCGCGTTGGGCAGGGCCATTCACTATCTGCTGGAGCAGTGGCCATACCTGACAAGGTATCTGGAGGATGGCCGTCTGGAGCTGAGCAACAACCGTGCCGAGCGCAGCATTAAGCCCTTTGTGATGGGCAGGAAGAACTGGCTCTTTGCCAATACGCCCGGTGGCGCGCAGGCCAGCGCCATGATCTACAGTTTGATTGAAACGGCGAAGGAAAACAGCTTGGATCCGTACCGATACTTGTTGTGGATCCTGCAGACTGCGCCGCAACTGAGTGAAACTAACAAAGCATGGGCAGAAAGCCTGCTTCCCGCAAATGCCCCGGAAGAATGCTATATGCCTCATAAATAAAAGACCGCCATCTCGGTGAGCAGTAGCTCACTTTGAGATGGCGGTCACTATTTTTGATGTGTGCAAATTAGGGCCGATCACTGTGCAGTGCATCGTGTATCCGTTCGACCAACGCCCTTGCCGTAAAAGGCTTCGGGAGCACAAAGCTTGCGCCCAAACGGTATGCCTCCTCTATGACCCTGTGTGTCGGCAGAGCCGTCATAAAAATCGTCGAGATTTTGTACCCGTCCTCGCGCAGATGCTGCATAACGTGAAAGCCGCCCTTGTGCGGCAGCAGAAAATCCAGCAGGAGAACGTGAGGTCGGTGCCGGTGGAGCGCCTTGGTTGTCTCGTCCTCATCCTTTGCGTGAAATACATGGAAGTTTCCGCGCTCACGCAGGGAATCCGCCAGGAGCATGCTGAGGGCTTCATTACTGTCTGAGAGTAAAATCTTCTTACGGTGCGGCATTTTTATCCGCCTCCCCCTAAAAAATTTGATTTTACACACTCACCTTGTATAAAATAGTCCCGTCAGCTTATTTTTTCAATCCGCTGCGCAGCATTTTAACGGTTTTTTTACTTGGCAGGATTTGAGCTTCCGCAAAAGAAAGAGGGATGCCTGAGAAACTTGCCAGGAGTGTTGTTGTAACACCTTGCTGCCGGTACCATTCGCTTACGGAGAGACCGCTGCTGCGGCATTCCTGGATTTGTGCCGCCCACTCCTGTAGCTCCGCCCGATGTTTCAACTCTGCGCTTGTCATTCTGACATCCCACAATACAACAGTAGCGAAACCTTTCGCAACGTTCCGCTACTATTGTCTCATGTGTGTCTATGCGCGGTTAGGTTTGACGGTTACGAGAAGGTGGGATAAAGTAAACGATGCCCAAGGGACAAATCATAGTCCATTGGGCATCCATTTCTCGATGAGTAATAGAGGATAAAACAGAAAGCTCTCTATAAAATAGGGAGCTTTCTGGGACTACTTTCTGATTAACTTCACTTTTTCAGCTGTTGCTCAAAAGTTCGTCCTCTTATTGAGTATATAGAATTCAATAATTATTATACCATGTCGTGCGCTAAAGTCAACTGTATTTCATCTTAGGGCTTTTGCATATAAATCATCAATATCCTTCTGAATGTCATAAGTGGCAATAACGTCTGCTTCCTTGATGATGCCTTTTGAAATTAAGTCTGCTTTTTTACTTATAGGCGCAAATCCCACACAGGGTTTCGTTCCGTATTTGTAATTGTAGAAAAAGATGTTTCCATCATCGTAGAATCCTTTGATAATGGTAGCTAACTCATAACTCATGACTTTGGAATATCTAATTTCATTAGTTAATACATATTTGAGTTCATAATGTGCGTATTTACCTGTGACGCCGAAGTTTGAAATCTGTGCATTTATATAACTTTCAAGTTTATTCCAATAAGCATTTGCGATGTCATCAATGATTTTGTGTGTGACCTCAACGTCGCAGATTTCTTCTAACTCGATATGACTATCAGCGAATTCACAGATTGAGGGATTGTATGTTGAACCTGTAGTAATAACGGCAACATTTCGCTTGTTTGCTCTAATTGTGTTGAGCAAAGGGGTCATGTCTTTGTCATTGGACATGATGAAGAACTCATCAATATTATTATTGGAATACATGGATGACAAAACATCAATGGTAATCTTCAAATCAGCATAGTTTTTTCCCTGATTCGAAGTATGAACAGTCTCAACACCATAACTCTGCAATACAGACTGATGGAAAGATTCATGTAAATCCATATTATCAAAATTACAGTACACGACTATTCTAACAACTCTTCGTTGATGTTCGGAGCACCATTTTCTTAATTTTTCAAAAAAAGCAAGACGCAGAACATTAGTTTTCTCTTCCAAAAGAGCTTTATATACATTTTCATAATCAATGAAAACCGCAACATTTGTTGGAACTCCGATTTGCTTATCTTCCATCATGTATCCCTTCTTTAATAAACTGGATGTGTGTTTGAAAAAGGTGAACACCGTTATGTATTGCCACCAGAAGACCACTTCTGTGGCACCAAGTCCCACCGTGAAATTATTATAGAGGATAATGATGGAATATTCAAGATTTCGTCGTATTTGGGGTGAAAATACTGGAGCTATGCCAGTTAGGGATTGGTTAGGGATTTAGCGGTTTTTGCCAATCTACCATACAAGGCCACAATCGCCATTTTACCTCTCTGACCACAGTTGAAATGTGGTCGAGTGAAACTTGGAAAATGGACTTTTAACGCAGAAAAACCGC